CGATTCCTAAATGGTCTTGATAGACTTGTAAACGTAATCCTTCATGCAAGGCTATCATTTTGACTAGTTCACTACGTTCGTACTTCATGCTTTCTTCCTTGTTGTCGGTTTACGTTTTCTACCTGATGCAGTGACAGACCACTTTACTTTTGCAGGTCCTGTCTTTTTACTTGCTTCTTTTTTACTTATTCTACTTGCTACAGCTTTAGGTCTACATGCAGGATACGGTCGAGACTTTTTTTCTTTACCAGAACGACCACACTTCTCACCAGTCTTAACGTCACGCCAATCTTCTTTGAACCATTTGGTCAAACTCATGCGTAAGTACCACCACGTTTTTTGTACTCTCTAACCAACCAAGCATTTGCATACGCTGAAGGATACACCTTGAATTTCTTCTTGGCCGCAGCTTTTACTGAAGCGTAAAGCTTTGGGTTCTTTGGTTTAGGACTACTGCTTTTCTTAGACATTTACTTTTCTTGCTGTATCACTAATCATATGCTCTAAATGACTTACAAGAATCTTTCTCATATTCTCTGCTCTTTGTCTGTTGGTAAAAGAATACTCTCGTATATCATCATTGCTTATCTTAAGTGAGAATACGTAGAAAGCTCCCTTTTTTATGATACTAGAAGTACTACCATTTGCTACTCTAGCAGGATTAATTAATGTACCAAAGTTTGTTTCAATTATGTTTGACATCACTTTTTCCCCATCAGTTTCATTGCTTGACCAACACCTTTAATTCCAAAAGAAGAACTAACGGCTATAAATAAAAGATACTGATACCAATCTGGTAACGTATTAAGAACTTCAAATCCTGATCGTACATATTCTGTCATACTAGGAATGAAGACTAATATAGCAGGCAGTAGAAGGACAATCAATGCGAACTCGTCTTTCCATGATCCATCTGTGGCATCTGCCATAGACTTCTCCCAAGCAACTTCTCCTGCTGCTACCTTTTCTGCGACGACTGCTTTAGCTTTGGCTTCTGCTACTTTAGCTTGACCATCAGCCTTGACCTTCTCTACCTTGCTTTCCATCCACGAACCTGCAAGGTTAGCTATAGGACCTATTAACGCACCTAACATTATTTTTGCTCCTTATGTTCGTGACCCATCCAAATACCAAATACACCTGTCATCACGCCCATAACGACGGATACAAATGCTGATTGGGCTGCGGTTGGTGTATCTAAACTCATAAACCATTCAGCACATCTCCAAGACATTATTGTACTAGCGAGCATCATACATCTTGGGAGTATCTTCCATTTCAGAAACTGCTCAACGGTTACCATTATCTACCTTGTGACTTATGTAGTAGCTCTACGTAGCGATTGTAAAATCTGCTACTTATCTTATTAAAAAATTTAAATAGTTTGAAGTTAATCGAAATCAGCATTTCCATCTCTTTCTAGCTTGTCTTAGACGGCTATTAGGATCTTTTGCTGCTTTAGGAAACTTTTTCATTTGCCCTGCACTTCTTGCACAAAAGGACTTTCTTCTTTTAGCATCTTTGCTCCCCGGCTTGACTTTGCCAGTTACTGCTGTCTTAAGTTTTGATCCGGGATTATCCCTTCGATACTTAGCTACACCTTTTGCAGTCATACCCGCACCTGCTTTAGTTGGGCGTTTGTGACCACCTTTAATGGTGTGACCTTTCATTGTACCTTTCTCAGACATTCGTGCTACCTCGTTGTTGTCAAAGGGGCAAGTTGCCCTGCCCCCTTGAGTTAGTTATTTAAGCGAAAGCCGCTGCGGTTTCTGCAGTGCCAAGTTCTGCAATAACTGCGAACACTCTGACCTTACCATCGAAAGTTGCTGTATTAGCAATTAAGTCGATAGTATCGGCTGCAGTGTAGAACTTACCTACGCTTGTTGTACCTGAAGCTAAAGCAGTATGACCTGCAACTGCTGAAGCATAGATATCGTCATCAGCGTCATCACCTAAGTCAAGAACTGGAGAACCAGTTGATGCTAAAGTAAGAACCTCAAGACCTGCCATAAGAACCAAACTGTTAGCAGGAAGTTCAAAAACTTCTACTGAGTCGGCTGTAGTCAGACTTGTTGATGAGAAGTCAAGAACAACTTCCACGATTTGAGGTTTAATGCCGAGTGGAACACCAGCAGTAGCACCTGTAATAGTATAAGCGGGCATTATCTAGTCTCCCTTAAGCAAAATCTACAACGCCACGAACGATTGCTTCTTGTCTTAGAACTTTTCTTCCAAAAACATGCAATCCTCTGATAACGTCGGAGAATGATTCAGTTGAACGTACCACTTCAGTCTTTGCGATGTGGGACGCTGTTGCACATGATGAAATGTGACCAGCTAAAACAACATTCTCAGTTGCGTCAGTAGCTAATGTACCAGCAGCATCTGTTAATGTTACCTGATCAATTCCGCCTGTGCTATTTAAAGCTGTAGACTTGTAACATCTAAAACCCGCAAGAGTTCCTACTGTTGCAAGACCATTTCTTAGAGGAGATACACCGTCGCCAGATACCTGAACTTCAGCAATCTTGTTTCCTGCTTGGAAAACTTTCTCATAGAAAATTGGAGGTGCTACAAACCATCTGTTCTCTTCAGGTACAGACTCATCATCGAGAAGTCTAGCCATTGCGAGCATCATGTTGATACCTGCATCGTCTGTCTCAATGTTGATAGGAGCAGCAGTTGTTCCTAATATACTTGCAGCAGCAGTAGTTGTTAAAGTTGTACCTGATACTGCAGATGCTGCAATTCCAGCACCGTTAGTTAAGGCTTGAAGAACGTTTGCATCGAACTTTCTCTTTAGAGCATAAGCACCTGAAGAAGTTGCTAGTGCTTCAAAGTTAATGTGAGAGTGTCTCTCTTCGATGTCGTCTATTTTGAATGCGAAAGCATTGGCTTGGTCGACAGTCAATGTAATTTGATCGTCTGCCAAGTCTTGTGGGTTAACTACAGAACCTCTTGAATATGCGGACACAGTCAGTGTTGGTTCTTTCATTATGTTAACAGTATCACCAAAGTTTTCAATTTCGCCAGTATAGTCGGTATTCGTAATATCTTCTGCAACCGAAGCTCTACGGAAGAACTTGAGAACTTTTTGGCTAAATATTTCGGGTGAAAAATTACCTGACGGTAAATTATTATACCCTGAAGCTGAATTAAAAGCCATTTTTCTATCCTTCCTCTATTTGAGGTTAGTTTATTGAGTTATTCGCCCCTCTGCCCGTGCTTGGTCAATTTCTTTTTCAAGTCTTTCAAACTCCCACGGTTTCAGTTTGGCGATGTCTGATACCTTCCAAATCTTTTTGTTTGCATTTTTATCAATCGGAACTTCTCTAGAACTTGGTGTTCTGACTGCTTCAGCCGCAGACGCATTAGATTTATTAGGTTTCGTTTTTAAGCCACTGTCGGCTTTGTAAAGGTCAAGAACTCTGATTGCCCATTTGCTATCAGTATTGTTTTTGGTTATACCCTCAGAAATTGATTTTGGTTGCTCATCAAGCCACAAAAGAAACTTCTCGTCATTCCTAATATCATTAAAATCAGGATGTGCCGCAAGTAACACTTTGTACGCACTTTGAACTTCCATTTCCTTCTCACGACCTTTTATAACTTCAAGTTCCTTTTTTAAACTTTCAGATTGTTCTTGAGCTTGCATTGCCGCTACGGTTTGCACTACGGCATACACGTCTGGATACTTACTCTTAAACTCCTCTAGTTCATCTGGACTTTTAGGAAGTTTGATTGAAGGGTCTAAATCCATCTGTTGTGCAGTTGTTTTCAAAGCTTCTTTCTCGTTCTTCCATTCTTGGAGTTTGTTGTCATAATGCTTTTTTAAATCATCATAACGTTTTTTGTAGTCGTGTTCAGGACTCTCTTCCTGCTTAGTTTCCACAAAACCTTCGTGCTGTTGGGTAGCTTCCTGTTGAGTGCCAACGTCTTCTGATCCTGCTTCTACCTCATCCTCATCTTCTCTATCAACTTCCTCTCGGTATTTGTTTTTATAAAGATTTGGATTGTTAATCACTCCAAAGGAGTCATTGGGTTTAAATGCTCTTGCACCTCTTACTTGTTTTGCCATTGTTTTACCTCATCATATGCAGTGCCACTGGCTGTGGGTAGCTGCTTCGGTTTGTCAGGGCCACTTATGTGGGTAGCTGACGAATTCTACTCTGCTCTTACGCTCATCATTGGTGAAACTCCATCTATCTCTACTGTTTCACCTTTAATTAATTTATCCACTACATTTCTAGCTTGTTTTGTAAACTCTACTCTGTCTGGATATTTTTGTCGTAAAAGCCTTCCGAATTTATTGTTATTCAAATCAATCTTTTCCTCTTCTGACATATTTTCACTTTGTTCTCTTCTGTCAAAAAGATCAGACATAAGGCTATTAAAAAGACCATCTTCACTTATATATCCACTTGTTAGTATGTGGCGTAAAGTGTCTCCTTCTCTACTCTTTTCACCGTATTTAAATCCTTCCCCTAGACCCTGTTCTATATTCTTTAAATGACCTGTCATACGTAGTAGCATAGCAGTAGTAGCGTCTATGCCACCTTCTGAGTAATCAGCACTAGCTATATCGTTATTTGTTGACATAAAGCCACCTTCTGCAGCTGGTCTAGGTGGAGATTGTTCTTGTTGTTTTTCTGCTTCTTCTTGTCTACGTGCTACTTCTCTTTTGCCACGATTATTTATTTTTTCTAATCTGTCGTAGCCAATGACTTTAGCTATTTCTGGTGGTACAACAACTTCTCCACGTGATATCATTATTTCAACTTGTTCTTTGCTAGGTACTTTAGCTGCCCGAGCAGTTCTATCTGTTCCTGCATCTGTATCTGCTTGAGCAACTATCTCATAAGCTTCGATCAACATTTGTTTTATATCTTCTTTACCTGCAAACTCTACAGCAGGTGCGTTGATTACAAATGTTCCTTCAGGTACTTCTTTAGGTATATCGTCGGCTATGGTTTGTTGTTCAGTAAACTGGTCTGGTGGTCCTCCGATGAATCCCATTTCAGTTGATGGATTTTGAGCAACATCTCCTGCTGCCATTCCAATTCTTCCACCATATCTCGTTCCACCATGTTCACTAGAGTCTCCTGCTCCCCCCGGACCTGAGTCTGCTCCTTCTCCATCATTAGGGCTACCATATCCTCCACCTACACCTGTAGGTCCTCCTAAACCTCCAGTTGATCCTACTGCACTTCCAGTAGTTGTACCACCCTGAGATGGATCTACGTCTTGCCCACCTATAGTCTGTGAGCCTGTTCCTGTAGATGATCCTATACCATAACCACTTCCTAAATCCCCTATACCACCTAAATCACCTGTTGTTTCAATACCTTTAGTATCTTCAATCTCTGTCAGAAAAGATTGTGCTTTTTTATTGCCTGCTTTAGCATCTATTACAGCTTGAGCAACTGTACCATAATACCCTGTATTTCTAGATGCACTCATTGCAGTTCCAAAATCAGTAAGACTTCCGTAAGTTGCATTAGTGTTTGGATCTAGTCCAAATCTACCAAACTGCGTCATTGCGTTAGGAGGTCCAGTATAGGAAGGGGCAGGGTTTTTAAATACATTTTTTTGAAGCGAATAAGGGGCATTTGCCAATGGCATACCAAGTGTATACCCCATAGCCGTTGTAGAAAATGTAGGACCAAATATTCCGGGGTACGTGCTAACTAAACTAGTGCCATAATATCCCTGTGTGTATCCCGGAAGTCCTTGTGCTACTTTGTCTGCAACGCTATAATGCGTTGACATTAAGGACTGAGACACTTGTCCAAGCAATCCACTTCCCATTGCAACGTTTTGTCCGTAGGGATCTTGTGCAGTAGGACCAATTACTCCTGAGATTGCTCCGAATACAGGACCAGAAACTACACTTGCAATGTTTGCTGCTGCTCTCGCTGCTCCCATTTGTCCTGCCATAGCTAGACCTAACGGTGCTGCCTGCATTACTCCTTGTGCTACTGCATCAGTAGAAAGTCCTGCAATGGCCGCACCAACTGGATTAGACTGTGCAAAATCAGCTTTGGCTCTGTCCATCTCAGTATCAAAGGCTACTTGTCCTACTGTTTGACCCCTGCCAACTCCTGCAATATCCATCATCTCTTGTGCATCAGCTATAGATTGAGATCCAGCAGAAACTGAAACATCAGTCGCTGATATACCTGAAGCTTCCAAAC